GATTTAGATTTAATGGTTTTAGGTATTGGAATGACAAGACATCAATTTCAATTAGGACAAGGAGTTAAAATTGATTATGTTGATCCTGCAAATATAGTTTACAGTTATACAGAAGATCCTTACTTTAAAGATTGTTTTTATTGGGGTGAAATTAAAACTGTAGCAATTACAGAGCTTATAAAAATAGACCCTTCTATTACCAATGACCAACTGGAGGAAATTTCTAAATACAGTCAGTCATGGTATGATTATTTTAACGTAGCTCAAATGTATCAAAACAGTATGTTTGCTAGAGACACATGTACTTTGTTGTATTTTAATTATAAAACTACAAATACTTTTGTTTACAAGAAAAAAGAAACAGCTGAAGGAACTTTTAAAACAGTAGAAAAAGACGATCAATTTAATCCTCCACCTGAAATGATGGAAGAGGGTAATTTTGAAAGAGTAGAAAAAAGAATTGACGTATGGTATGAAGGTGTAATGGTAATGGGAACAGACATTATATTACAATGGAAAATGATGGAGAATATGGTTAGACCAAATTCTGCAAATCAATATGCTTTACCAAATTATGTAGCATGTGCGCCTAGAATGTACAAAGGAAGCATAGAGTCTTTAGTTAGAAGAATGATACCTTTTGCTGATTTAATTCAAATGACTCATTTAAAAATACAACAAGTAGTTTCTAGAGTTGTACCTGACGGTGTCTTTATAGATGCCGATGGATTAAATGAAGTAGATTTAGGAACTGGAGCAGCATATAATCCAGAAGATGCATTAAGACTTTATTTTCAAACAGGTAGTGTTGTTGGTAGAAGTTACACAGGTGACGGTGAATTTAATAATGCGAAAATTCCTATTACTCAATTAACTTCTAATAGTGGAGCTAATAAAATGCAAATGCTTATTGGAAACTATAATCATTATTTAGATATGATTAGGCAAGTTACTGGATTAAACGAAGCAAGAGATGGTAGTATGCCAGACCCAAATTCTTTAGTAGGAGTTCAAAAGTTAGCAGCATTAAATTCTAATACTGCAACAAGACATATTTTACAATCAAGTTTATATATAACTAAAACTTTAGCTGAAGCTCTTTCAATAAGAACAGCTGATATATTAGAATATTCTGATTTTAAAGATGAGTTTGCTATGCAGATAGGAAAATACAATGTGTCTATTATAGAAGAAATTAAAAACTTATACCTCCATGACTTTGGTATATTTATAGAAATGTCTCCTGACGAAGAACAAAAAGCAATGTTAGAACAAAACATTCAAATGGCTTTGTCTAAAGAAAATATTAGTTTAGAAGATGCTATAGATATTAGAGAGATAAATAATTTAAAGATGGCTAATCAATTACTAAAAGTAAAAAGAAAAGCTAAACAAGCATCAGAGCAACAGCAAAAACAACAAGAACAACAGATGCAAGCTCAAATGCAAATGGAGCAACAACAATCAGCGGCTCAAGCAGCTATGCAACAAGCTCAAGCAGAGCTTCAAGGTAAGATGCAATTAAAACAAGCTGAGATAGGTTTTGAAATAGAAAAACAAAAAAACGAAGCTGAATTGAAAAAAATGTTAATGGCTGAAGAGTTTGGATATCAAATGCAATTAAAAGGTATTGAGCAAAGTCAATTAGACGCTAGAGAAAAAAGTAAAGAAGCTTCTAAAGACAAAAGAATTAATCAACAGTCTAGTAATCAATCAAGAATGATTGAGCAAAGAAAGCGAAACACTCCTTCTATAAATTTTGAATCTAACGAAGATAGTTTAGATGGTTTTGACTTAGCAGAATTTGACCCAAGATAAATTAAATAAATAAGTATTAACTTTACAAAAATTAAATCAAATGGATATTAAAGTAAAAGAAGTAAAATTCGAAGAGCCAAAATCAGCAATCGAAGTAGAAGAAAAGCTGTTAAAGGATCATGAAGACAAATTACAGGGAACTTCTGTAAAAGAAGCCTCTGACACAAAAGAAGAAATTACGTCTGAAAAAGAAACGAAGGCGGAAGAAAGTTCAGAGTCAGAAATAAATGACAAAGACGTTCTTAAATATATTAAAAATAGATATGATAAAGACATCTCGTCAGTAGATGAATTGTTTGCGCAAACAAAAGACAATGACGATTTACCTGATGATGTGGCGGCATATTTTAAGTACAAGAAGGAAACAGGACGTGGAATTGAAGACTTTTATAAATTACAAAAAGACTACGAATCCATGGACGGTGACCAATTGTTGGCTGACTATTATAACGTAACCGAAGATGGGTTAGACGCTATAGATATTCAAGATTTAATTGAAGATAAATTTTCTTATGATGAAGATTTAGATGATGTTAAAGATGTGAAGAAAGTTAAGCTAGCAAAAAAACGAGAACTTGCGAAAGCAAAGAAGTTTTTTAGTGAACAAAAAGATAAATATAAAGCTCCTCTTGAGTCAAGTGGGGGTGGGTTGTCTGATGAACAAGAAAAAAGTCTTACTGCTTATAAAAGTTACATAGAAGAATCTAAAACTGTTGAAGAAGCAAATGAAAAAAGATATGACTATTTCTTAGATAAAACTGAAAAAGTTTTTAACGATGAATTTAAAGGTTTTAAATTTGATATCGGTGAAAAAGATATGTCTTATAAACCAGGGACAGCTCAAGAATTGAAAAACAAACAGAAAGACGTTAACACATGGCTTAACACTTTTATGGATGACAAAGGCTTGATAGAAAATACGGAAGGATACCACAAGTCTCTTTCTGTTGCAATGAACCCTGACAAATTTGCTAAATTTTTTTACGAACAAGGCGTAGCAGCAGCTGTGGATAATGTTACTAAGAAATCTAAGAACATAAACATGGATGTTAGGCCAGCTCCTCAATCTTTTCAAAAAGATGGATTGAAGATAAGAAACGTAGGAAATACTGATTCAGGTAGAGGACTCAAAATAAGAAGTATAAAATAAATTATTTAAACTAAAAAAAAATTAATTATGTCAGTATTACAAACACCTGGATTTCAGTTACAGCCTTCTGCACAGAGGACTCTATCTCCATCCAACTACATAACTAACTTTGATTTCTTGAATCAGTATTTACCAGATACATATGAAAAGGAATTTGAGCGTTATGGAAACAGATCAGTAGCATCCTTCTTAAGACAAGTAGGTGCTGAAATGCCTTCAAATTCAGATTTGATTAAATGGGCAGAACAAGGAAGACTACACGTTAAATATACAAATGTAAATGCAGATAGTGCAGCACTTCAAGGTGCAGCATCAGCTAATTTTACTGTAAACGATGTGTTAAATCCTTTAACGAATGCAGCAGCAAATATATCAGGACAAATTGCAATGAGAGTAGGTCAAACTCTTATGATTTCTGATAATGCTCCTAATTCAACATTAAGTAACAAAGCAATTGTATCAGCTGTTAACTACGCAACAGGTGTGGTAACAGTATTGTTTTACGAAGCTCTTGGTCAATCATTTGCGGTTAACTCAACTGTAACTATATTTGTTTATGGTTCTGAGTTCCAAAAAGGAACAGACACAATGGCTGAGTCGTTAACTTCAGATGATTTCATCTTTCAAAATTCACCAATCATTATCAAAGACAGATACAGAGTAGCTGGTTCTGATATGGCGCAAATTGGATGGATTGAAATTACAGGAGAAGACGGAGTAAATGGATACCTTTGGTATTTAAAGTCAGAGCATGATACAAGACTACGTTTTGAAGATTACCTAGAAACAGCTATGGTGGAAGCAGTTCCAGCAGAAGCAGCTTCAGGTGCAATTGGTTCAACTACTACAGGTAATAAAGGTTCAGACGGAATCTTCTTTGTTGTACAAAGTAGAGGTAATATCTATGGTGGTGGAAACCCAGTAGCTTTAGCTCAATTTGACAATGTTATTCAAAGACTTGATAAGCAAGGAGCAATTGAAGAAAATGTATTATTTGTAGACAGACAATTCTCATTTGATATTGACGATATGTTAGCAGCACAAAACTCTTACGGAGCAGGTGGTACTTCATATGGTTTATTTGACAATGATAAAGAAATGGCTTTAAATCTTGGATTCACTGGATTCAGAAGAGGTTATGACTTTTACAAGTCTGATTGGAAATATCTTAACGATGCAACTATGAGAGGTGGTATTGTTGGAGGTGCAGTAAATGGACTATTAGTTCCAGCTGGATCAACTACAGTATATGACCAAGTATTAGGTAAAAACGCTAAGAGACCATTCTTACACGTTAGATATAGAGCTTCAGAAACTGAAGACAGACGTTACAAGACTTGGATTACAGGTTCAGCAGGTGGAGCGCAAACTTCTAACTTTGATTTAATGGATGTGAATTTCCTTTCAGAGAGAGCAGTATGTACTTTAGGTGCTAACAACTTCTTCTTATTCCAACAATAAGAAGTACATTAATAAGGGGGGAGTTAATTCTCCTCCCTTTTTTTTTAAATCAAATTAAATTATATTATTATGAAAAACAACAGCAAATATGTCGCTAAGACATACAAATTAAAAAGTGAAGCTTCTCCATTAAATTATATGTTAAGCTCACGAAACTCAACAAGATTTCCTTTATTATGGTTTGACGAAGATGCAGGTATTAACAGACCTCTTCGTTATGCAAGAAATCAAAAAAGTCCTTTTGAAGATGAGCAAGATGGAAACGCAATATTAGAACCAATTGTTTTTGAAGATGGGTTTTTATTCGTTCCAAAAGAAAATCAAATACTACAACAATTTTTATCTTACCACCCACAAAAAAATCAAGTGTTTCAAGAAGTTGACAAAGCTAAAGATGCAAATGAAGAAGTAGAGTGGATGGATTACGTTTTACAAGCTCAAGTAACAGCTCATGATTTGACTGTTGAAAAACTCTCATCTTTAGGTAGAGTTGTCTTTGGACAAAAAGCTGATAAAATGTCAACAGCAGAATTAAAAAGAGATATGATGATATATGCTCAACAAGATCCTCAAGATTTCTTAGACACTATTAATGATCCTATGGTAGAACTACAAGACGAAGTAGTTCAGTTTATAAGTCATGGTTTATTAGTACTTAATAATAAAAAAGTAAACTTTAATTTACCAGGAAATAAGAAAAAATTAATGACAGTTCCTTTTGGAGAAGACTCTCATTACATTTTAGCTTCTTATATGCAAAGTGATGAAGGACTAGAAGTATACAAGTTGTTAAAGAAACACCTTGATAAGGCTAAGTAATATTTACTTATCTTTGTACTTTATTAACCCTTAATTTTATTTTTATTATGGCAATGTCAAAATATTTATCAGTATACATTAATTCAGCATCTATTGCAGGAGGAGCGAATCTTATCCCAGCAGATGGTATTATTAATGTACTTCAAACAAATGCAACAACAGTTACTATTAACTTAAGAGATGCAGCAGCAGGTTTTCAAACTGTAGCAATAACCCATACAGCACTACCAGCTTACGCAGCTGCAACGCCAGAGGATTCTAGAGCTATGAGAAATTTCTTTGCTGACGCTATAGCACAAGCTTTATCCACTGGTTGGACAAGTCCTGCTTACTCTATATCTAACGTACCTGCTTACCCTGAAATCAAACCAGCGGCAGGAACAGGTAATGTAACAATTACAGCAATAGCTTGGTCTTAATATTAACCTTTAAAATATAATAATATGGCAGCTAAATATTTATCGTTTCCTTTAGCAACAATTGTTGATTCAGGAACAGAATCGTTAATTACCACAGGTAATAATATTACAGCATTTACAGCAGCGTCTATGACGGATACAACTGCTGACTTTGTTGCACTAGATGTAAAAATAGGAGATACAGTTACAGATACAGTTAACAATGATACAGCGTTAGTAACAGCTGTAACATCAGCAACAGAATTAGCTATTTCTGCTAATATTTTTACTGTGGCTCTAGAAACTTATTCTATTGCAGCATCAACAGCTAATGAGTTATATGATAGTGGTCAAAATTTCGTAACTACTGTTTCCCCTGGAGATATTGTTTTCAATACAACAGCAGGAGCTTCAGCAAGAGTAGTTTCAGTAAGTTCTAATTTTAGATTAGTTCTTTCTGGAGATATTATGACTATTGGAGATACTTATAATGTGCTAGACGAGTTAACTTCTAACGAACAATTAGTTTCTTTATCGGAATTACTAATGGTTCAAAGAACAACTAACTTTATAACTGTTCTTTTTTATGGAGCTGGGTCAGGTAATGATACAATTACTATTACTCATACAGACCAAGGAACTGCAAGTTTAGTTCAAGAAGCTATTCAACTTGCTATGCAAGACGCAGTTAGTATGCCAGGATCTATTCCTAAACCTTCTTCTCAAGAAGTTGGAATTGGCTTAAATTCAAGCAGACACAGAGTTTTAATTAACAGTATTAATATAGCTTAATATTAAATTAACTAACTTTTAAAGGGAGGCTACTAAATAAAGTAGCCTCTTTTTTTTTTCTTATCTTTGTAAAAAACAACTATACACTATGGCTGCTAATATTAATGAGATAAGAAATACTGTTTTAGCTATAGCTAATAAAAACAACTACGGATATATATCTCCTAGTGATTTTAATCTTTATGCTAAACAGGCTCAAATGGACATGTTTGAAGATTATTTTTATCAATACAACAATTGGATTAACAGACAAAATGGAAGAACTTCTGGTTCTGGATATGCTGATATATTAAAAAGTTTAGTAGAAGTTATTGAAGGTTTTTCGGTAACATCATTTCTTGCTCAAACTTTAGCTAATCAATATGCACTTCCAGCAGATTATTATTTTATAGATAAATTGTTTTATTACCCAACTGTTTTATCAACTGGTACTAATACTTTTGTTAATGCATTTAAATTAACTGATGGAGCAGCAACTTTCTCTAATTTAACAGCACCGTATACTCCACCTGTTGGAAGTTTAATAGTTAACACTACAACTGTAGGAGAATGTTTTGTAACCAATGTTGACAGCCCTACTGTTTTATCTATAAGTGGAGATATAATGAACTTAAATGATAGTTACGTTATATATGAAAATACTAACATAACAGAAGTAGAAAGAGTAAGTCAAAACAAAATATTTTATTTGACTAGCTCACCGTTAACAGCACCATCAGCACAATTTCCAGCTTATACATTAGAAGGGAATACAGTTACAGTTTACCCAACAGTTATAGGGCCAAATGTAGGTAGTAGTGTTTTTAGTCAATGGGCAGCATCAAGAGTACAAGCACAATACATAAGGTATCCTCTAACACCACAATGGACATTTGTCGCATTGGCAGGTGGTGAGCCAGTATTTAATAATACAGCTGCAACTTTTCAAGACTTTGAATTACCAGACTCTGATGAGCCAGCATTAATTGCTAAAATATGTCAGTATGTAGGTATTGAAATTAGAGAAGGAGATGTGTACCAATTTGGAACAGCTGAATTAAACGAAGAAACTCAAACAACAACATAAAATGGCATACATAAATGATTATCAATATTACGAAAATGGAGGAGCAAATCCTGAAGATGCTAATTGGGGTTCGTACCAATATACATCTTTAGAAGAGATAGTTAATAATTTTATGTTAATGTATCAAGGTAACAATGAATTATTAAATAACTTAAGTAGATACCAAGTTTTGTTTTATGCAAAAAGAGGAATTCAAGAGCTTAATTATGATGCAATGAAAGAAATTAAAATCTTAGAACTTGATGTATGTAATTCTTTAAGATTTGTTTTGCCTCAAGATTTTGTTAATTGGGTTCGAGTTTCAGTATATAGAAATGGATTTTTATTACCTCTTGTAGAAAACATTCAAACAAATTGGAGTGGAGCTTATTTGCAGGATAATAATTGTAATATACTTTTTGACCAAGATGGTAACGTATTAAAACCTCAACATTCTAATCTTGATATGGATAGAATATTAGGCTCTAAAAAAAGTATTTATTTAAATGCTAACAGTCCTTTTAATAATCAAGCTGGATTTAATGTAGATGGGAGTTGGTATTTTGATTATGCAATAGGAGCTAGATTTGGGTTAAACCCAGAAACAGCTAATCAAAACCCCACTTTTAGTATTGACAAAAAAAGTGGTGTAATTAATTTTAGTTCAGGAGTCATAAACGACATGGTAATTGTTGAATATGTATCTGATGGAATGGAAAACGGAAACAATGCCAGTATAGAAGTTAACAAGCTTTTTGAAGATTATATTTACGCATTTATTAGATACTCTATTTTAAACGGAAGGTTAGGAGTACAAGAATATATAGTAAATAGAGCAAGAAAAGATAAATCTGCATTATTAAGAAATGCAAAAATAAGATTAAGTAATATACACCCTGGAAGACTCTTACAAAACTTAAGAGGTCAGGCTAAATGGATAAAGTAATATGGCATTAACAAGTATGAATTTCGTTGAGGGCAAAATGAATAAGAGTGTTGATGAACGTCTTATTCCTGACGGTCAATATATTGACGCTTTAAATGTACGTCTTGGTTCAACAGAAGGTACTGAAATAGGTGCTGTAGAAAACTCAAAAGGTAACACGCAATTAACAACTCTTGATTTTCAAGGAACAGCTTTAGTTAATCCAACCACAATAGGTGCGTATGCAGATAGTGTAAGAGAAACAATATACTGGTTTGTGTCATCCGACAATTACGATATGATTGTATCATATCACACTCCGACAACTCTTATTACTCAACACGTTGTAACAATAAATGTTTTAAATTTTAACCCTACTTTTTTAGTTACAGGTGTTAGTTTAATAGAAGATTTATTGTTTTTTACAGATGACAATAACCCTCCTAGAAAAATAAACATAAACAGAAATTATAATGATCCAGTGGGGACTGTTGATGGTATTATTGCTGAAGACATTAATGTTATATTAAAACCACCTGGGTATGAACCTTTAGACAATCTTCCATCTCCAGACGTAGAATTAGTAAACATTCCAGGAGAAGAAAATTATTTAGAAGACAGATTTGTATCTTTTGCGTATCGTTACAGATATGAAGACAAAGAATATAGTGCTATTTCTTTATTTACCGTACCTGCTTTTTCACCTAGACCTTTTAGTTTAGACCCAAGTAGTTATAAAAATAACGGAATGTTAAACGCTTTTAATTCTGCTAATGTAACTTTTGATACAGGATCAAGCAGAGTTGTAGAAATAGATGTTTTATATAAACTAACTACATCTTCAGTAGTTAATGTAATTGAAAGATTTGTAAAACAAGATTTAGGATGGGGAGATAATACTAATCAAACTATTTTATTTACAAACAGTAAAATTTATACAACATTAGGTTCTGATGAACTTTTAAGATTATATGATAATGTTCCTAGATTTGCTAAAGCTCAAACAATTATGGGTAACCGTTTAGTTTACGGTAACAATGTAGATGGGTATAATATATCTACAGCTAGTGGGCAAACACTTTCACAAAATTTTATTACAAGTGTTGTCAATACTGATATATCTTTAGAAGAAGGCCCTCAACCTATTTTTAACACAGGAGTTTCTGGGCAAGGTAATTCTGTAGACTATCAAATAAACGGTAATAACCCTAATTTTAATTATGCAAATAATACGGTTACTTTTGATTTAACTAATTTTATAGCTAATGTAAACGCAGGTATTGCTAATAAATTAATTGCAGGGACTCAATTAAGTTTTAATTTTTCTGTACAATCTAAATCATGGGAATACACTTCTACAGATGCAGCTGGAACTACAACAACAACTTGTACTTCAGCTGGTTTACCTATAGCTGGCTGTTCATGTTATCCTACATGGGATGGAACAGACTCTCCTTTTCAATTATCTTTTATTTTTAGATTAGACCAAGACTATACTAGCGTTTTTGACATGGTTAATAGTTCTGAATTTCAAGCTCAAGTGGGGACAGCATTATCTATAAACGTAACAGCTTTAAACCTATGTGGTACAGCCACTCAAGGAACTTCAATGGCTGATCGTTTTAATTGTAATGCAGCAGCTGTACCTCAGGTATGTGCTTATACAAAATATAATAGTAGTATTAATGATTCAGTTTCACAACAAGGATTTAATATAACTACAGTGCCAGGAGACAATACATTTTCACTGCAATTAATAGCTATGAATTCAAGATTTGTTGATGGTACTGGAATAATTCATAATGTATTTGAATATTTTGAGATTATTAATAGTAGTTATTTTTACGTTAGCGACCAAGATACCTCAAGTCTACACAGTAATAGAGATTACGAAACTGGAATTGTTTATATGGATGAATATGCTCGTGCATCTACTGTGTTAGTATCATTATTTAATACAGTTTATGTTTCTCCAGCCTCTTCTATAGATAAAAATGAAATTAGTGTATCTATACCTACAATTGACCAAGCTCCGTACTGGGCTAGTTCTTATAAGTTTGTAGTTAAACCAAGTGCTACTAATTACGAAACTATTTTTGTAAACTTTTTTTATGTTAACCCTGAGACTAATGTTACATATTTTAAACTTGAAGGAGATAATCAAAGTAAAGTAAAAACAGGACAAACTTTAATTGTTAAAAAAGATTCAGCAGGGGCTTTAACACAAGAAGTAAAAGTTACTGTTTTAGCAGTAGAAGCTGAAGCTAGAAACTTTTTAGCAGCAGACCCAACAGCAACAAGCCCACCTACTGGCAACCAGCTACCAGGCTTATATATGCAAATGAAAGCAAATAATTTTACTGCTGCATCACAAGATGGGGATGTTATAGAAACATGGCCAACAGTAAATGCAGGTGGTACAGTATCAACAGCATTTCCATGTTCTAATAATGAAATTTGGGTTGCAACACAATCTTTTCAAGAAGTAGCTTCTTTTAGTTATAACAGGTGGATGTACAGATTAGCTAGTTTTGACGATTTAGTTAATCCGAGTTTTGCCAATATGTCTAACATTACATTACCTGCTGGATCGGTAGTTCAAATATTTATAAGAAATAACAGAAGGGGACGTGGAGCTAGCTGTCAAGAAGTTAATTATATATATGAAAAACAATATGTAGTTAGGCAAGACTACGCTTCTTTTTCTGCATGGTGGTTCGGAGATAATATACCAATAGATACTGGCACATTGTTTTCAGGGGCTATGACTAATACGTTTAATAATACTATTATTAATTCAACTACAATACCACCTTGTAAATCTGACATACCTAACCCTACTTCTTTTAATGCTAAGTATCAATTTATAAAAGATCCTAACGGAATAGAATATTTTTCTATAGCCTCTGGGATACCTGCTTGTGCAGGAAGTCTTTTTAATAATAATAGAGTATCAAAGTCTAGAATGAGATTAGTTGTTTACCGAGCTGATAATGCTATTATATTTGAAACAGAACCTACTGATGCAGATCCAGATTTATTTTATGATTCTTCACGGAAATATCCAGTAGTTCATACAGTTCAAAAAAGTTATCACGCTACAGGGCCTGTTAAGGCTAGTGGTACTACTACATCTATTTTAGCTAATAATTTAGTTGATAGTACAGCAACCTTTTTAGGAGCGGTTAATGTAGGAGATTTTGTATACAACCGTAGTTCGACCAATGCTGCTAATGTTGCTAAAGTTACAGCTGTAGTCAGTGCAACACAACTAACACTTGATGTTGATGCGTTTTTAGTATCTGTTCAAAACTATACTATAACACGACCTTATTCTGGGAATGTTAATCAAGACAATGCGACTCCTGCTACTATAATTCTTCCTTTTGCAAATTGTTACACGTTTGGAAACGGTGTAGAAAGTTTTAAAATAGAAGATGCTTTAGCAGGAAGAAGTTTTCAGTTAGGTGAAAGAGTTTTAGCTGTTTCTAATGCTGATTTTAAAGAAGCTGATAGATTTGCTGGATTAACATACAGTGGTGTTTTTAGTGGTCAAAATAATTTAAACAATTTAAATGAGTTTAATTTAGGTTTAGCTAATTTCAAAGATTGTGAAACATCTTTTGGCCCTATACAGTTTTTGTATGCTAGAAGAACAGATATTTTAACATTACAAGAAGATAGAATTACTTATGTAATGGCAGGTAAAAATATTTTAACTGATGCAGTTGGAGGAGGTTTAGTAACGTCAGTTCCTCAAGTTTTAGGAGAGCAAGTAGCTAGACCTGAAGAGTATGGTATGAGTTTTAACCCAGAAAGTTTTGCTTCTTTTGGAACGAGTATGTATTTTACAGATACAAAAAGAGGAGCTGTATTATCACTTACAGGAATTTCTCCAACCTCAGATGTTTTAGATGTTATTTCGCAGTATGGGATGCGTTCTTTTTTTAGAGACCAGTATGCAGCTCAACTAAACACTCAAAAACTAGGAGGTTTTGACCCATATATGAATGAATATGTGTTAAACAGTAATGAAATAAACGTACCTACAGTTGTTCCTGATATACCTTGTAATCAAACTATAAGCCAAACTTCTGCAAGTCCTTATTCTTATACGGTAAATGCAGGCGAGGTAATAGGAACTGTAAATATTCTTATAACAATTGCGGTAGGAAGTGGGAATGTTCAAGTTACTGGAGTGTGGAATGGAATTAGTTTTCCAAATGCACCTGTCGGCCCTGGTTCATATACGTTTATAGTTAATAAAACTGCTAATACACCAGAAACAGTTGATATTATTATTACACCAGCTAGCACTGCTACTTGGTCATCTCAAGTTAAATGTCCTCCAGAAAATTTAATTACAGTAACAAATGTTGTATTGACAACATCTCAAGACGTTAATAAATATATTCATAGTGAATATTATTGGTCTACTAATACTATGGTAAGTCCTATATCAAGTTCTTTAGTTACTTTTGGTTCTAGTTCTTCTGTAGCTTCTTTATATTT